TCTGGCGGCGGGTTAATTGTTTTTACCTATACGTATACGCCTCCAGTGGTTACTAACAACGGCAACTTTTTTATGTTCTTCTAAACTATGATAACTTTTACTTGGTCAGTCACAAAAATAAATTGTATTTCTAACCAAAATGGAAATGCAAACGTGGTTAAGGACGTATACGTAGTCTGTACCGGTGTTGACGGTGAGCACACATTTTCAATCACAGGCTGTTACGGATTAGAGTATAATGAGGATAGTTTTATCCCTTATAACGAATTAACCGAGGAGCAGGTTTTAGGGTGGGTGTGGGATTCTGGTTGCATAAATAAAGAAGCAATTGAGTCTGCCATTGATCAAAAAATTCAAGAAATTATTGATCCGCCTATCGTCAGTTTGCCTTTGCCTTGGTAAAAAAGGAAACCAGTTAAATGAAAATAGCAGTTTACGCGATATCTAAAAATGAAGAGGCCTTTGTAAAAAGGTTTTGTGATTCCGCAAAAGATGCGGATCTCATTCTTATAGCGGACACAGGCTCGACTGACAAAACAGTAGAACTAGCCAAAGAGTGTGGTGCTGTGGTGTATAACATCAGCGTCAAACCATGGCGTTTTGATGTGGCGCGTGAGGCCTCATTGACGTTAGTGCCTGCCGATTATGATGTCTGTATTTGCTTAGACTTAGATGAAGTGATGGAGCCAGGTTGGCGAGAAGAAGTCGAAAGACTTTGGAAGGACGACACAACACGATTGAAGTATAAATTTGACTGGGGCAGCGGTGTCGTATTTCATTCTGATAAAATTCATTCACGTTCTGGTTATCGTTGGAAGCATCCCTGCCACGAAATTCTTGTACCGACCACTGGCTTTACAGAAAGCTATGAGTGGACTGACAAACAACTAGTCACACACCTCCCAGACAATACTAAGTCACGCGGTCAGTACATGGATCTTTTATCCACGTCGATTAAAGAAGACCCAAACTGTTCTCGTAATGCTTTTTACTACGCGCGAGAATTGACGTTCTATCGTCGGTGGGTGGAAGCAATTAACGAACTAAAACGCTATTTAGAGTTACCTAGCGCGACATGGAACGCTGAAAGATCATACGCCATGAGGTTGTTATCCAAGGCGCACACAGAGATAAACAATAAAGGTGAAGCCATTAGGTGGGCCCGTTTGTCTGTTGCTGAGGATCCTACCGTGCGCGATAGTTGGGTTGAGCTATCTCAAGCGGCGTATAATCAACATCTGTGGACAGAGAGTTATTTTGCTGCTATCTCAGCACTTAACATTTCTCAGCGGTCCTACATATACATGGAAGAGCCAATTAACTGGGCAGAAAAGCCGTTTGATCTTGCATCCATCGCTGCATGGAATTTAGGCTTTAAAGATCAAGCCGTCGAGCTTTGCAAGAAGGCACTTGAATTTAACCCAACCGATAGCAGGCTGATTCAAAATTTAAAATCAATGGTAGAGGAGTAAACGTAATGGATGGTCAGAGTATTTTTAACGCCGTCGTCACCATATGTAGTGCGGCTGGTGGATGGTTCTTAAAAACAGTTTGGGATTCCTTGCGCGATCTTAAATCAGAAATTCGCAGCCTGTCTCTTGAAATGCATCAGGATTTTGCGCGAAGGGATGACTTCAAGGAAGCCATTAAAGAAATCAAAGACATGCTAGTTCGCATTTTTGATAAGCTCGATGACAAGGCTGATAAGCCTAATTAGTAACACTCTCCTGACGCTGGTGTTGATGGGCTGTTGTAGCGTTATAACAGACCCCCCAGTAGGCAAACAGGAGATTGAGGTAGGACCCAAGGCACACGCGCTGATACAGCGGTTTGAGGGCTTTTCGTCCGTGGCGTACCCAGATGCAATTACTGGCGGCGCTCCTTGGACGTATGGGTACGGTTTTACGACTCGCGCAAATGGCAGCCCTGTGCAACCTGGCGACACAATACCCAGAAAAGAAGCCGACGCACGATTAGCCAAAGAAGCGCAAAAGTATTGTGGCCACGTACTAAAGCGAGTGCCTAAAAAATACGCAACACAGAATCGAATAGACGCCGCTGCAAGCCTCTGTTGGAACATCGGGGTGCCTAACCTGCAGCGCAGTGTGTTTTTAAAGAAGTGGATCGCAGGCGATATTAATGGTGCCGCCAAGGCGATGCACTCGTGGGTGTGTTCAGGCACCCCAGTAGAGAAAGTTTTGAGGGCCAGACGTCGGGTTGAGTCTGCCCTTTTTCAGGGCGAAAGCCCCCATTTTGATGGGTAATTTACAGTAGAGAGGAACTTAACATGGCAAAATATACACCCCGCATCGATCACTCCAAAAAAGACTACGACAATGAGTCTGCAGACATGGCTCAAGACAAAAAGGTAGTCAAGAAGGCGTTCAAGATGCACGACGAACAAAAGCATGACGAGCCTACTACGGACCTCGCCAAGTTGAAAAAAGGCGGTCGTGCGAAGAGCAAGAAGCCATCCGTGCGCGAACACAAAGCTGGCGGCATGATCGACGTCAAAGAGATCACCAAGAAGCCTGACGCTAAGATGCCTAAGAAGATGGGCGCAAACAAGTTCAATCGTGGCGGCATGTGCTAAATGAAAAAGCACGACAAGCCTATACCTCGCAAGACAACAGGTAAAGATAAAACGTACAATTCTACTGAATCTGGTGCCGGCATGACTGCAAAGGGTCGTGCCGAGTACAACGCCAAAAACGGTAGTAATTTAAAGCCTCCTGCACCAAATCCAAAAACAAAAGAGGACAAGGGCAGGAAGGCTAGTTTTTGTGCCCGTATGGAAGGCGTTGTTCAAAAATCTAAAGGCCCTGCAGAACGTGCAAAGGCCTCATTAAAGAACTGGAACTGTTAATGAAAGTGTGTTTTAGTTGTAAAATTAATAAATCTTTTGATTTATTTTTTAAACATGCTCAAACCAACGATGGATACCACAGCTGGTGTAAAGAATGCTGTAAAAAAGGCAATATTAAGTCAAGAAACAAAATAAATTCAACTATTGAAGGCAAAGCTAAAATATTTTTACAAAACGCACGTAAAAGCGCAATTAAACGCAATCAAGAATTTTCTTTAACAATTGACGATGTAATAAATTGTTGGAATGATCAAGCAGAAACTTGTGCCTATAGTGGTCGTAAAATGACATTAGAATCAGGAAAACTTAATACGGTTTCTATAGAAAGAATTGATAGTTCTGAAGGATACACTGTTAAAAATACAATTTTAGTGTGTCAAGCTATAAATCGCATGAAATCAAATTTTAAGTATGAAGATTTTTATGATCTATGCAAAGATGTTGCTTGTTTTATAGGTGATGATTCATTAAATTTAGCTGTTGGAGCTTACAAGTGAAAAAACAAGGTGATCCAGGGTTATATGATGCAATACATAAAAAGCAAGAACGCATCGCTCGTCAAAAGGCAGCAGGAAAAACTCCTGAAAAAATGAGGACACCAGGCTCAAAAGGTGCCCCAACTAATGACGCGTTTAAGCAGTCTGCTAAAACGGCAAGGAAGAAATAGTCGTGCCAATTAAGTCAAAGTCTCAGGAGCGTTTAATGCAGGGTGTTGCACACAGCCCTGAGTTTGCTAAAAAAGTAGGCATCAAGCAATCCGTAGGTAAGGAGTTTGTGGCTGCGGGTCCTGCAAAGAAAAAGCTACCTGAGAAAGTGACTAAGAAAAAATAATGGCAAGCAACTACAGCAACACCTCTAATACAACTGCACAGACCACCGTAACGGTGGATCAAATGATTCGATTCGCCTATAAAGAGGCCGGCAAGTTGGCAGAGGAAATGACGCCAGAGTATGTTCAAGACATACGTCTGGCGTTGTGGTACATCCTGATTAATCTTTCAAATCGAGGTGTTAACCTGTGGTTGCTTGAGTACATCATGCAAGGATCAGAAGCGCAACAGCGTGAGTATCCCATGCCCAAAGGCACCGTGGACATTCGTATAGCCAACTATCGTTTGTGCACTCGTCCATCAGCTGCGTCAGATAATACGTCCGGCGCGTTCAATACGAACACACTAGACTTGAATTATGTCATTGCTGCAGGTGGTTCGGCTAACGCGTATTACGGCGAGGCGTTTAGATTTTTGAGCGCTGGCTTTAACTGCGCCACGCTAAACACCACACTGTTAGTTGATTACAGCTACGACAATATTACGTGGACTAATTTAGCCAGTGTAACAAATAACGTAAACACTTGGGGCTACACGCAGATCGATGGTTCGCCTCAAGCAAACTTCTGGAGATTCCGTAATACAACAGCCTCGCCTATTACTGTGCGTGCGTTGTCGTTAGCGTCTCAACAGCAAGATATTCCTATGGCACGATTGAATCGTGACAGCTACTTCAATTTACCAAATAAAGATTTCCCAAGTAATCGCGCGTTACAGTATTGGTTTGACCGCCAAGTAACCCCGATTGCTAACTTGTGGCCAGCACCACAAGACGCATTTCAGACGTTCCAATACATCATTGAAATGCAGCCTCAGGATGTTGGCAGGCTGACAAACGAGATAGCGGTACCAGATCGTTGGATGCCTGCGATGCAAAAACAACTATCTGCTGCGGTAGCAAAATTGCTCCCTGGCATTGATGAAAACAGAATTATGCGGCTATCTGCCGAAGCAAAAGAGTTGACGGTGACTGCAGAAGAAGAAGATAGAGATAAGTCGCCGATCTACTTTGCACCTAACATTTCGTACTACACAAAATAAAAGGAGCCACTAGATATGGCCGCCGCCAATTTTACGCCAATTAGTCTCTATTACAGTACAACAGCAGCCGCCGTACCAACGTCTGGTAATTTAGTCAATGGTGAACTAGGTTTAAATATTACCGATGGCAAACTGTATTACAAGGATAACGCTGGGGTAGTTAAGTTGTTGGCGAGTAACGCTGCGACTACAAATGTCACGTCGCTCTCGTTTGGTACTACTGGCTTAACACCGAACACGGCCACCACTGGAGCTATAACAGTGGCAGGCACGTTAATTACGTCTAACGGCGGCACCGGTCTATCCACGTACACCGCAGGCGATTTGCTTTATTACGCTGCGGGGACGTTGCTATCTAAACTTGCTATTGGCACCGCTGGTCAAGTTTTAAC